TTTTTACCCGTTTTAACATCTTTCCAGTCCTCTTTGAACCATCTCTTGAGAGACAAACCAGCTTTTGTTTTTCTAACTGCCATTATGCGTATTTTGTGACTTTACGCTTACCCGACATGATAGCACCACAACCTCTAGCTATGTTTTTGTTTTTTGACTTTCTTTTTGTCATCCTAACAACTTTGCCTTCTTTAGCAGTCATTGTTTGATTTTTTACTTTTTCTATGGCAGCGTTTAGTCCACCACCCATAGCTTTCTTTTTGCTTTTGCCATAATTAGCTGCACCGACCTTACGGCACTTTGCAATATGCCCTGAGGCATACGCGGATGGAAAAACCTTAAATTTAGCTTTTACTTTATGATAACATGCGTCTTTAGGCATAATACCTTCCTTTCAATACTTTCCAACAATCACACATCCACTTCCTTTTTTTGCACTGAGGACAATCCTTAAGTGGTTCACCTCTTACTACCTCTCCTTTTTTTAGAGGCACAATGTGCTCTTTCAGAAAATCCTTTAGGTCGTTTGCAATTGATTTTCCTCTT